ATTGATGGCTATGGCACTCTAGCCGCCGCCTTACTAATACGCGAAAGAGGTGCGCCGTGAAGAAACTTATCTTTTTCTGTGTTTTGCTGGCAAACCCTGCTTTTGCAGAGGAATGGTGGGAAGCCAAAACCCAAGCTGGCGGCAAGATCATTCTGACCACGCAGACTGCTGACTGGTGTCCTAAAAACTTCTTGATTGGCTACATAGAAACATCCAAGCAAGACGCTTTCTATGGCTGCTGGACAGCCGCTAATGACCGTATCCATCTCAAGCTGAAAGACGGAACTATCAAAGTCTATGACAAGGAAGGATGGGTCTACAAAAATGACAACAAATGAAGTGAATCAACTGCCCTGGTCACTCACCTGTGAAATTGCCTGTCGCGCAATGGTGCTAAATATTACCTTTGAGCAAGCAGTTCAAATCTTAATCCGTCAGTATCTTGAAGTTACTAAAGGGGAAACGAATGACAAGTCCTAATCAATCTGATTTCGCGCCAGAAGTCCGGCGTTCTGCTTGGTGGTCAGGTGACAGCCGCAAAGCCGCTAATGGTCGCGCTGCTGACGTCATCCTAGAAAAGCTAGGCAAGAAGGAAGTACCTGATCTGTCCGGCATAGAAGCTGTCCAGATGGGCAAAGTAATGGAACCTACCATTGCCCGACTATTCCAGGATAAGCACCGCATTGAACTCAAGGACGCAGACTATGCACTGTCACATCAAGATGAACCGTGGCTACGCTCTCACTTTGATTACATCAGTGCAGATGGACGAACGCTCGTTGAATGCAAGAATTACAACGCTGGCGTTATGTCTAAGTTCGACGAAGAAGCAAACCTGGTTCCTGCTGCTGATATGGCACAACTCATCCACGAAGCTGCCGTACATAACGTCAGCGAGATATACCTTGCAGTCCTGTTTGGGGGGCAGGCATTCCGTACCTATCACTTCACCATCACTGACGCACAGAAAGAAGACCTGATCCGACAAATGGCAAAACTTTGGGGGATGGTAGCGACAAATACCCTTCCAGAACCTGACAGCCTGGACAGCGTAAAACTTATTTACCCTGAGTCAACCGAGGAAACCATTGTGGCTTCTGGTGCTGTCGAGAAAGCCTGTGAAGCACTCAAGGCTTATAAGGCAAAGATCAAGGAGTTGGAAGATCAGAGCGAGGCTTTGGAGGTCGCTATCCGTGGCTACATGGCAGAGAAAGGTACGTTGACAGACTTAGGTGGCAGAACCCTAGCAACGTGGCGAACTGCTAAGTCCAGCAGCAAGTTTGACAGCAAGTTGTTCCAGCAAGCCATGCCAGATATTTACAACAAGTTTGTTGTGGAAACCCCAGGCTCACGCCGATTCCTTTTGAAATAGGAGATGAGAAATGAGTAACTTAGTACCCGTTCAAGACATAGAACGTATGGCATTAGCTGTGGCTAAGTCCGGTCTATTTGGTGTCAAGACCGCAGACGAAGCTATGGCACTAATGCTGATAGCCCAAGCAGAAGGTCAGCACCCTGCAATAGCTGCCCGTGACTATCACATCATTCAAGGCAGACCAGCACTCAAAGCTGACGCAATGCTGGCACGTTTCCAAAACTCAGGCGGCAAAGTCGAATGGAAGGATTACACAGATGAGAGAGTCGCTGGCGTTTTCAGTCATCCTGCTGGTGGCAGTATCACTGTTACTTGGACGCTTGATCAAGCAGAGCATATCGGTCTGGTCAAGCCTGGTAGTGGATGGGTTAAGTACCCACGGGCGATGCTTAGAAGCCGCTGCATTAGCGAGGGCATACGGGCTGTCTACCCAGGCTGTGTGGTCGGAACCTACTCAGTGGAGGAAGTCCAAGACTTTGACGATAAACCAGCGAAGGCTAGTGCGCCAGAGGTTAAGGATATGGGAGCAGCAGAGATCGTCGAAGACATAGCGAAAGCTAAGGAAATAGGTGAGCATTTTTTGCACGTCTTCATTCCAGGGCAAGAGGAACCATACGAATCAGCGGAGAACTTAGAGGAATGGGAAGCTATCTTTTACTCAATGATCCACCGAGTAAAGGCGGGAAAACTGGATGACAAGCAAAAGATGGAAAAGCTAAAAGCATTTAAGAAAGCGAACCAGCACGTTATTGAAACTATGAAACCAGAAGCTAAAACGAAAGTCTTAGCAGCGGTCAGCACACTGGAGGTAGCATGAAACAGCATCAGTCAGAAGCAGGTAAAGGCGTTCTATTCCAGAACGATAAGAAAGCACCAGGATCAGCACAACCTGATTACAAGGGCGTGATCACTGTAGACAGAGATTTCAAAGCAGGAGAGCAAATCAAGATCGCTGCTTGGAAGAAAGCCACCAGAGTTGGCGAGTTGATCTCTCTGGCGCAGGATAACTGGACACCTGACCCTAATTACCGCAAGCCACCAATGGAAGCACCTGCGCCCACATTGAAGAAGCCGCGAGAGTATGACCCATTTAAGGACGATGAAGTTCCGTTCTGATGGCTAAGTCTAGTCCTACACAACGAAGTCTTGAGTATCTGCGGGAGCAGGGCTATTTCTGCGCGATAGTGGAGAAGTGGAATAGCTTTACCAAGCAGAGGCAAGACTTGTGGGGCTGGTGCGACATCCTGGCTATTCGTGAGAACGAAGTGTTAGCCGTTCAAGTGACTAGCACAGGTGTCGCAGAGCGCATCAAGAAGATTCAAGAATCACCCACGGTTGCGTTAGTCCGTAAGGCCGGTATACGAATAGAAGTACACGGCTGGCGCAAGAATGTTAAAGGCAGATACGTTTTAAGAGTGGAGGATATTTCATGAACGCAGCCAATCTAACTAAGTCTGATCGCTTACAGCGCGTGTTTAAGTTGCTGTCGAGAGGAGGAGAGTTCACCACGTTAGACATCATTCAGCAAGCAGGTGTTTGTGCAGTCAATAGCATTATTTCCGAGTTGCGGCAGAACGGTTATCAGATCGACTGTCAGCGGCGTCATGACAAATGGTTTTACAGGATGACAATATGACAAAGCCTTTTATTGCAACACCTATGTACGGTGGGCAGTGTTTCGGGTTCTATACTCAATCATTACTACAACTAAACAACATGATGAACGCCAAAAACATGGTGTCAACGATGTCGTTTATCTTTAATGAAAGCCTGATTACTCGTGCTAGGAACGCACTTGTTCACCAGTTCCTAAAGACTGACTGCACCCACCTGTTCTTTATTGACGCTGACATACGCTTTAATCCTGGCGATGTCTTTCCTATGTTAGAGGCAGACAAAGATGTTATTTGTGGCATCTACCCTAAGAAAGAAATCAATTGGGGAGGCGTTAAGAGGGCTATGGAGGCAGGTGTTGCTGATGACCAACTGAAGTATCACACCGGCAGTTTTGTGGTCAACCTGGTGGGCTACGCAGGCGAAGTAACGGTTCCAGTCAACGAACCTGTAGAGATTTGGAACGGCGGCACAGGTTTTATGATCATCAAGCGAGAAGTGTTTGAGAAGCTGGCTGATGTAGTGCCAACCTATACCAATGATGTCACCGACTTAGCAAACAACATTAAGGCCGATGAGATCAAAGAGTATTTCGCCACCAGTATCGAACCAGGCACAAACCGTCTGCTGTCAGAGGATTACCATTTCTGCCGAATCTGGCGGGAGAACGGCGGTCAAATCTTTGCAGCACCTTGGGCGCACCTAGCGCACGTTGGTAGCTATATCTTTGAAGGCGCTCTGACGCCAGCACCGTGAGGAGAAATCATGACATCAAGGATGAGTTCAAGTTGAGGAATGATCGGGAACTGTCAGAGTTTTTGGAGATCACGCCTTCTGTTTTGAGCAGGCTGCGGCATGGGAAGATGACATTCACGCCAACCTATTTGTTGGCAGTGCATGACGCGACAGATTGGAGTCTGGATAAGATTAGGGGCTACCTGCCAGGTAGTTCTATCCAGTGAGTATCCTGTTTGTCGCAGGAATGCTAGCGGGAGCAGGGATAACTATTCTTATCTTTTTGTTTTTCGTTTGGCTGTTTTTGCTGACTTCCTGAAAGCCGCTGCGGTGGGAGCGCCTTTACTTCCTGGCGCTCTCATTCTCTCACCACTACCAGACTTAATCCTTGCTCTCTTGGCATGGATGTTTGCGTAGAGTCCTTCTTTCATTTGACACCCCAAAAGTAAAGGTCGTGCGCCTGATCATTGGTCGAGAAAGCATACTGTCGGAATTCTGACAGGTCAAATGCTTCTCGGAAGTCTTGCTCTGTGAGGTTCTGGTAGTAGTCACCGCAGAAGGGTGCGTCGTGAGGGCTGGTGCGGCGTGTGCCGTGTTCTGCCCGTCCGGTAGTCGCACAGCTAAAGAAGACCAGGCCAGAAGACATCCTGATCATATTGGCAAAGGTTTTTACCCAAGCAGGATTATGCTCGAAGCACTCACAGCTAGCAACAACATCAAAACTGCGATCAGGATAGGCGAGGTCTTCTCCTCTAGCCACCACATCAACATCGGCTCCTGCGCCAAGATCAACGCCAACATAGATACATTGCTCAAAAAAGGGACGAATTGATCCATTGATATTTAGGCTTCCCACTTCCAACACATTCTTGCGAACAAAGTAGTCAGGAAACTGCGCTTTAAGACTTGCAACAAATTCTAGCTGTGCTGGATGACTCACCGGCAACCCCACCGCTTTCTGGCTGCTTTACCGCGCTCACCTGTCCAGTTACGGCTACGAGCGCAGAAAGACTTGTGGCGGGGGTTTGAAGAATCTTTGGTGGGGGCTTTCAGGTTGCTGCCGGTAGCACGGTTGTACTTGGCTCTGCCTTTAGCGGTCAGTCCACTACCTGCTTTTACAGACAGCTTCTCACCCCTGCCTACCGATAGTTTGACGTTCTTACGCAATTTTGGCTCCCTGCTGTAGTTGCGCTAATGTCAGGCCACCCGTGTACTGAAAGTGCGGATATTCCTTAAAGCGTTTCCAGTCACCAGCCCACTCTAGTCCTGCTGCCTTGCCAAGCCTTCCAACCTCTTGCCAAACAGCGTCTTTGACATCCCATCTCGGTTTACCAGCCACAACAGGTACAACGTCAACAGCACAACGATAGTTATGCCAACTCTGACCAGCTTTCGCATTGGTGACTATCTTCCCTGGCGTCGTTCTACCTTGAGCGTACAGCGCGTTCTGTGAGGCATTATCTCGGTAGGTACTTGTGACCAGCAGATCAATGCCTGCCAGTCTTGCGGAAGCTAAAAACTCCTCTACCCTTACCTTAACAGGCGGCAGAAGATCATCTAGCTTGCGCGAGTTAATCATCCCTTAGTTGCCATCCCAACAATACCTGCCAGACCTAGACCGACAGTCACAATGTTGTTTGCCATTTCAGGCGCAACCGGCACACCAATCGCTGTTAAGAACAACAAGATACCGCGCCAGGTTGATGGCTCTTTTGCACGATCAAGAATGTACTGTTTCATAATCCTTCTCCTGGCGTGATGTATATTTCCGCATTGTTGTGGGGGGCAATAATACGAACATAGACCGTTTTGGTTGAGCTAACCTGTGGCCCTGTAAAAACCTTTTCACTGTATGGCGGAATGGCTACTACTGGAGCGCCGTTAGCAGTTGGAATAGTTGCTGTGATATTTGCTGTTTGTCCATAGGCAACAAATACAGGATAGTCTTTACTTGTGTTAAACACTAAGTATTGATTAACTGGACTAACAGCCGTTAAAGAAACCACAGCCCCTTGAGTATTTGCAGATGAAGCAACCGCAACGACACAGTTGCCCATCGGCTGAAAGGCAATGTTGTTAGCCATTAGTACACCTTCTTGCCACCGCCAGAAGTCGGGCTTTCTTTGCTGTTGTAGCTGTCATCAAAACAGAAAGTGGAACGGAAGCCACCCATAGGCACTTGACCTGGTTGCCACTTCTGATATCGTTCTGTCGTATCAGATGGTTTCTGAGGACGGATTGCTTTCGCGTATTTTTGGCTGTAGTTGAGTTCTTCAGCCCCAGGTACGCTACTCTTGAGCGTTAGGTCTTTCTTGTCGCGCATCTTTATTCCTTTCCATTCTTATCAAAAGGTAGCTGAATAACGCAAACACGGCTAACGCTACCAGCCTCTCCCACATCAATCCCCACATTGTCCAGCAAGCGAGTGCGAAATTCAGGCACAAAGACAGAATCACAAGCAATCTCTCGCTGATGACGCTCAAAGCCAAACGCACCAGTGAAATAGCATCCATACTTGTATCCCCTTTCGAAATGGATACTCATATCTTACTACTCATCCTCATCATCAGCAAACCCTGAACCCCAATCATCATCCGATATTCTGGCTTTTAGTTGTTCAAGTTTTAATGCTCTGTCGATAATCTTGGATTTGTCCGTCAGACTGGCAGTTGGGTCGGACATGGTGGCCTTCAGCAGATCACCAATCGCCTTCTCCAACTCTGGATTTATCCCCTTAATCTTCTTAGTCATCGCTTGGCTTTACGCTTCTGCATGGCCTGTTCTTGACGCTTCATCTTACGCATAGGCTTGATCATGGTCGGCGGTGGAGTGACTTCACCCACACCAGCTTCCTGTGGTCTACGGTTACGCATTACTTCCTCCCTTTCTTTGCTTTCCTAGCAACATTAAGAGCAATAGCCACAGCCTGCTTTTGTGGCCTTCCACGCTTCATCTCACGACGAATATTCTTGCTAATTGTCTTTTTACTAAAACCTTTTGTCAGTGGCATGATTACCTCACTGGTTGCATAGAAGTTGGTTTGCCTGCGCCTGTGAGCGCCTGGTAAGCAGACAGACCTACTTGGGGCGCTCCATAGGTAACAATAA